GGATATATACCCCTACGGGGTTATATATATCCCCCCTAAGACAAATTCTAAGAAATACAGTCACAAAACAGGACAACTCGGACAACTTTACAGGACTGTCCTACTTTAGGAAGGACCCAGTAACAACAATTCAAGATACCCTCACCACCCTACTTGATAATCAAACCTCCCTTTTCCAAGGATCTTTCCTCTAAGCATGACACCCCTCAAAGAAATATATTTATGAAGGCCAACTATGCCGTAGCACCAGAATACCCCCTAGGCACAAAACAGGACAGGTAGGACGCCTAAAACAGGACAGTCCGAGTACATGGATCTTCTCCTCTAATAGAAGGAATACCTGGCATCGAAGACGGAATGAGAAACAACGAATACGGAATAGTCACAAAAACGGTTGCGAGGTGTACACTACCACCTTTGGTGGCGGGGGCCGCCCACGTTTGACGCGATCAATCATTTTTTGCGACACCCCTTTCCTATATTCTGGGCCAAGATGGGCCAGCCTTGGGAGCCGTCGTAGTCGTGGCGAGACTAGCCCGGCTCAGTCACAAGGGGGTTTAAAAATCCTCAAATTTTCAGTCATGGGGTCGGGGATTCTCTCAGTCACTAATAGAGTAGGGGGTTTTGATCTCTCTGCTGACTGGCTATCTATTATATATAGAGCCTTTCAGCCTATCCCCTAGTCATCCCCTACCGTCCTAAATTCTCCCTCGATTGCTGGGGGATCATTGGCACTAGTCAAGGCGTCGAGCAAAGCGCCGCTATCAAGTGCCTGGAGTGTCGCATCGATGTTTATCTGCTGCGTTAGTTCGCGCTTATCAATCCACAAGCCCGCAATGTGGGCTAATGAGTCCAAAGCTTGCCGCGCCGCGCTTAGTTGCCGATGTTCTTTGCCGAGCGCTACTAATTCCAGGTATTGATTAATCAAGAAATCCCTATCAATATCCTGTTTTCTCTGCGTAGTTGTTAAGTTTTCTTGCTGTACCTTAACAAGATAATCGCGCACCTTAACATGCCTTAACAATCGACTTGCTGCACTATTTACAACGGTTTCCGGTTTGTCGCTGCCGTATGCCGTTCTATAGGCTGCTGACGCATTGCGACCATTGTTTAGGTAATCATTACAGAATGCCAATTGATTCTTATTTAGATCATGTTTAATTTCTACCATTTATCACCTGGTTAAAATCTTTTATTTATCCTGGAATTTTACCATCAATTAATTTAATATCTAAAAAAGACTTGACAAATAAAGTCTAGTCCTATAAGCTATCCCCAAATCAAATAAATTAATCAAGTTTCAAGGGGTGCAACATGAGCGATCACATTGGGTATAGCAGAAAAGTAACAATCGCAATATTGAATGATCACAACATGAGAATTGAGGATTTCAAAGACTTTATAAAATACGTTGGAATTAAAGACTATTACTCAACAAAAGAATTAAAACATTTTCTAGGCTATTAATAAACAAGTTTGAGGGGTGCAACATGACAAACTTATTTTTCGGTACATTTAATGATTCCAGGCCATATTGCCATCACGGCATTAGTCAATTTTGCCCACTATGCGAGGATGGCAAAAACTACCTGAAAAAATGTTCAACTTGTGATATCAAAATATGGGCGGGTAAGACTGAAAAAATAAATCATGTTGCCGGTAATCCCATGCGCCAAAAACTAGCAAGTCTTATATGGAATTTCCGAAATCAAAATTTCGAAAAAAAAGATGTAAAAAAAGCTTTTACCGATCTTTATTCAACATATAAAGAATTATTTATCGCATCGCAAAATACCAAAAATGCCTTATCTATATATGTTGGCAATTTCCAGTCAAAAAATTTACACACTATTAAAAGCTAATAATTGGATACTATCGGCCTGGAATTAGTGCGCTAACACTGCTCCAGGCCTAATCAAAAAAAGTATATGAGGTACTTTAATGACTACAACAACATTAACAGAAAAACCAGCAGCAAGCGCGCCGGCGCTTAAAAAGCTTAATAAAAATACAGTATGTATATATCATCAAGATAATGTGATTGTACTTGCTACGGGCCTTGAGCGACCATCAATCAACAGCAAAACCGGCGACATGATCCAAACCTATATTATGCGCGCCGACATTGCGCCTGATGAAGCGGCCAAAATAGGCCTTGATGAAACGGTTTGTGGTAGTTGTGCGCTAAGGCCATTACTTGTAAAGCTTTACGGAAAAACCGGCGACGTGCCTTGCTATGTTGATAAAGTACGCGGGCCTGCCGGCGCTTGGCATTCTTGGAATAATGGTCGCGTCGAATATATGACGCCGGCGGAATTGTCCGACATTATCGCGGACAAAAAAACGTGTCCGGGTCTATGTCTGGATACGTGCAAACTTGACCATAGCCATTTATATAAGAATACATATCCTAAAAATGGTCATGCGCGGAAAACATGCGAAAAGCTAAACCATTGCACAACACCATTAGGAATACGTGACGGCGCTTATGGTGATCCTGGAGTAGTACCAATTGAATTATGGCAACAGCTACACAATAACGGCGCAAAGCGCACAAGCTATACGCACCAATGGCAAACAAAACCGGAATTAAAAACGATGGCAATGGCATCAATTGACAGTCAAACATTTCCGGATGTAGATAAGGCCATTGAGGACGCTAAGGCTATGGGCTTTCGATGGTATCGAATGTTAAAGGCCGGCGAAACTATGCGACCAGATGAAATGCTATGTCCTGAAGCGCGAAAAGAACTTAATGTGCAATGCGCCAATTGTGGCCTATGTGATGGAATGAAATTCGAGAATCGAAAACAGCTCGGAATAGTTATTCCGGCCATAACTAAATAAATAAATAGGTGGGCCGCGCATACCTATCACGCGGTAAAGGATAAATCAATGGCTGATTGGATTGGTAGAAATATTGGTATCTATTACGGGAATCAAATGGTCAAACATATCGAAAAAACTACAGTCACAGCAACAGTTGAATTAAAAACAGTATATGACGGCAACATCAGCGAGGCCGAAATAGATTTCAACGACTTAATAAAGGGTGATCAAATAAAAATTTTAGATCTTAAATTAGTAAAGGAATAAAGGAAAAACACGATGAAATTTTGCTACGACTATAACGCAGATCGATATTGTGAAAAATGCGGTCTGGAAATAATAAAACAGATCCACAAAACAGACATATTTAAATGGGCAATAGATCTTGAAAAAGAATTAACTATGGAAGAGTTAGTAGAAAAGTTAGAGCTAACAGATTCAAACAACTACCCACAAAAGAATCACATTAATGACATTGATCCTGGCGCGCCTGATCATTGCGGTAATTGCCATGTATTCCTTGAACATTCATTAAATGAGGAATGCGAAAACTATGTATTAGAGACAGTTTATTGTGACTTGTCTATGTATGGTGAAATTGGCCCAATTGTTCAGCAATGGATTGACTTTTGGAAAATAGATATTAACCAAGATTCAGATATTAAGAAACTATTAGCACAAAAATAATTCCATGTGATCAGAGCTGGTTGGCAACCAGCCGAAACTCAGCGGATACGAGTCATGGAAAGCCAAAACAAGTGAATGAAGGAGAACTAGAGATGAGTGAATTAATAGAATTGCTCAAGGAAATTAAATCAAATAAAGAGGCGGCTGCGTTCTATCGTGACGAGGCCAACCGCCTTGAATATGAAGCGATCAAAGAACTCCAGGAAATGGGGATTAAGAAGGCGGACCTCGGAGATTCCGAGGCCACACTTGTATCATCCAAGGCAGATGTCAATCCTGATATGCTACGCCCTCTATTGGAGAACGAATTGATCGCGGATAAGCTGATCGATAGCGGAGCTTATACACCAGCTCATACCAAAGAGGTGGATGTTCCTGAGAAATGGAATCTAACTCACCTTAAAGGGCTGAAACAGTACGGCGGAAATGAGGTTGAAGAGACAATCGAGAAGGCAACAACACGACGATACAAAATAAGTTTCAAAGATAAAGGTGCAGCATGAATGATTCAACAGAAAGACCAACTTTAAATTTTGAGGAAGTAGTAACTGGCCGACAAATTCAAATGGCATTTGGATACATGACTGATGAGTACATACCAACTATGGCTGTCTCTATAGAAGGTAGTGATGCCCTCATATTGTTTCCCAAAGACGTATTACAAATAGCCTTTGAGCAAGGGTGGGAAATGGAAGTAGGAGAAGGTGCATAATGGCAGAACAAATTTTTAACGCACTACAGGCTGCCGAGTATCTCAAATTGAGCCGACGCCAGGTCGATAGATACATTGAAGCTGGCGTCCTCATGGGAAAGAAAAAAGGTGGGGCCTGGCATATAAAAAAGTCTGCTCTTGATAACCTTGAGCGTCCCCGGAGAGGCGGATACGATGCCGTCATGGTGGGTAAGCTTATCAAGTCCCGAAAGAACGCGGAAAAACTGATCGACGACAAGATGGAATCAGACTCCTGGACTGAGGCCGAGCATGAAATCATACGAGGTGAGAGATCCGCATTTGATGAACTGGCTACCAAGTCAGAGTGGAAAAAATAAAGTACATCTCAGTACAATACGATATAAATATCCTAGTTTACTTGACAAATATGTACACTTGTGTCATACTTGTTGTGTTCATAAATTAGTCTTGA